TTCATTGCTTCCCTGCCGTTTTTTAATACAACAGGTTCGTTTCCTACCACAATAAATTGTTTAAAAAGGTTCCCGGGCCTCACATACATCATCCTTGTATTCCTCATCCGCGCCCCGCCCTTCCGTTCTGCTGCATCCCCGTATAAAAATAGGGCGGCTTACCCTGGACGCCCCTGCCGGCCCGCGGGACACGGCAGGACTGTGCGGATACCTGTTTTTTCAACGCCTCATAGTCTGCCCGCCACAGCTTCGCCCGCTCCTGCATATACAGCCAGAGTTTGTCTGTCTTTGTATCAACCTCATAGGCAAAGCGCCTGCACAGGCTTTCCAGGAGCATCAGCTTTGCCCTGTCCCATGAGCCCGGGTGCGTGTCAATGGCCGCCTGTATTTCCTCGTCCGTGAGCGCCGTGGTATCAGAAAGCCCTTCCACCATGGTATCCCCCAATTCAAACCTCATGCGGTCTTTGCCGGGCTCCCGGATCTTTGCGGGCTCATAGGTGTATGCCCTGTTTGCCATCAGGTAGCGGATCCCCCTTCCGATGTGCCGGCGTCTGCTGTTTCCCCGGCTTCGGGATCCTCCTCCCGGGCGGGAAACAGCCTTTCCGCGCGTTCCCTGGCCGCGTTTTTAATTGTTTTGCGGCTGTCCGCCACATGGAGAAGGATCAGTATATTTTCGTCTGTAACCTCAGCGATCATCCGCACCCCTTCATCCGCGTTAGCCTGCATGATGGCAAATACCTGCCGGATTTCCTCCGGGGCGGCGTGTACTACCCCTGCCGGATCCTCTCTTATCATGATGCCCACACAGGGCTCTGCCAGGGTAATTTCCCCGCCGGCAAAGGCATCTGTCATGGCCAGCCCCGTCACAGCCTCAGCAACCATCCCGTCCACCTGCCCGCGTGTAAAGGTTCCGGCCGGCCCCTCCCTGTCCTTCAAAACGGAGAGGACTCCCAGCTTCTCCTGGGATGCCGGATCCAGGACCAGATCCCGCGGCACTTCATCGCCAATATAAAATTTTCTTCCACCAAAGCAGCAGGGTCTTTTCGCAACCAGCTTCACAGTGTCATCCCCCCTCTTTTACACGGCATCCCTGAAATACATCCCCAGGTCATCCGCCGTCTTTTTCATATCCGTGGCCATGAGGCCCTCAATAAACTCGGAATGTGTCCCGGGTTCCCCGTCATAATTTAACACCGGCATAAGGTTCCCGTTGCCGAGCATATCCCACGTAAATATATAGCCGGCCGAAGGCTCATCAATGGAGGGTGTATCTGTAGCGTATGCAAGCAGAAACCCGTCCGGATCGCCGATATAGCCCATGTCCGCTTTCTGCCCCGGCTTTGCCCTGTTCATGATGGAGCGCTGAACCGTAAGCTTCTCTACTTCAAACAACTGGGCCAGGACGTTTTCTGTAACCCTCGCAGGGTTTACTGTGGATCCTCCGTACTTAACCCGCTCCAGCACAGCGGGATGCCTTTTTAAGGAATTATAGACATTTACACCGAGCGCCATCCGGTTCGGCCTGCGGCCCGTGCTCTGCTCCATAACCGTTTTCCTGTCATCCACAAGGGCCACCGGATCCGAGTTCCCGTTGGAGAATTTAATAAACTGACCGTTGGCCGGCGTGGTTGAATCTACTCCTGTTTCCTCCTGCCCCCATACGCCCGGCTTAAAAAAGGCCCGGGCAAACAGCACATCCTGATGGATATTCGCCTGCCCTGCCATGGTCCTTGTACGCTGCATCCTCGGATCGGCAGCCCCCGGCCCCTGCCTGCGCGTTAAGTCCGTCTGCCGGATCCGGTCGATGCCCATGATCATCTGGTCCACCACACACGCATAGCTTTCCGTGTGCTCAGACAGCACAGCCGGATCCACCTTCCCGTACGCCGGTTTTTTCTGCCAGTTGTCGCGCAGAAGATCCTCTTTGTCAAAAATATAGTAGTTATCAGAGGATAACGTTACTGGGCAGACCGGGAAGATCGTCTTTGCGAAGGCTTTGTCATCACTCTGGTAATAGGCCAGCGCCATATTTGATAACGCCGTATGCGGCCTGAAGACGCCTTTGGCAATGTCTGCCTGGATGCCTGCTGCTGTTCTCTTAGCCATTTTATGTCCCTCCTGTTAATTTTTCTGGTATTTCATGATCTGGATCCGGCAATACTCATCCTTCTGCGCCGCATCCAGGGCCAGCCCGATCACATAGTCGCCGGCCGCCGCCGCTGCTGCGAGCCCGGCCTCGCCTGCCGTTACCTCGGCGCCCTTTGCAATCTCCCCTCCGGAGAGGATATAGCCGATGTCCTTAACCTGGATGTCCACATCTTCGCCTTTAAGGACTTTTCCGGAATGGGCGCCGGATATATCATTCCAGCCGGCCTCAACCAGCGCAACGCCCACAATGGGCTTTGTACCGCCGGATGCGGGAACCACATTGCCGTCCTCATCATAGGCCATGGCACGGTTCCGGCAGTCCTCAATATCGGCCCCGGCTTTCTCCGCGATGGTTGCGCCCTGGTTTATCTGTACCCCGTTAAAATTTCGGTTCGCCATGATGGTTTATCCCTCCTTCTTCTTAAAATCCTGCCTCGCTGTCATACTCCCCAAGGATATCCGGGTTATTTTCCCATGCTTTCGCTATGGCCGCGTTATAGCTTAACGCCGGATCCTTTTCCATGTACCCTTTTGCAATCCCTTCTATCTTTGCTTCTGCGCTGCCCGTCCCGGATCCTCCATGGCCGGATTTGCCAATTTCGGAAAAGATCCCAGATTTTTCCACCATCGTGACGGTCTGATCCAGCATGGCGAGCATGTCATTATAAGCGGTTCCTCCTGCTGCCTTGAGGCTTTTCAGCAACGGGACAAGCTCCTCCTCCTTTTTCCCGATGACCGCATATTTCTTCGCAACTTCGGAAAGTTCCCTGTCCTCGGCCGCCTCCCGGAATTTCTTCAATCCTTCGAGTTCCGCCCTTACTGCGGGATGCAGGCCCTTATAGATGTCATCTGCCGCCGTTCCTGCTTCCGGCTGTACGGGCTGTGCTGCGGGCTGCTGTAAGGATCCTGCCGCGGGCTGTGCGGCCGATTTTGTGACGCCTCCTGCCGCTGCGGGATCCCCCTGGCCGGTTCCCTGTGTTTCTGCGCCGGAAGCGGGAGCGGCCCCTTCCTCTACGCCGCATCGCTTCTCGATATCATCGTAAAAGGCCCGCTCTGCGGGTGTCATCTTACTCTTGTCGATTTTCATTCCCATGCTCTGTTCTCCTTCCTCTTTTTTACCTTCATCCACAACCGCGCTTTCCCCGACCAGCCGCGCCTCTGCTTTCATGATTTCCCCGGCCAGCCGTCCCGCGGCTGCTTTCATGATTTCCAGTTCCTCCCCTGACACATCGCGGCGCTTGCTTACGATATTGGAGGATTTCCTGCCTGCCCACTGCTTTACCGATACCTGCATTACGGTCTGGAATTCCTGGAGGCTTTCCAGCATTGCCACCTCCGCGCCCGCGCTGTCCAAATCTTCGTCATAAAGGATCGAACAGAGGGATGACTGCAGGGCGTAGCACATATCCCATATTTCATCTGCGATTTTCCGGTTGTTGACCTGGTTTATTTTTTCGCTGAAGCTTACAGAATCGCCTTTTTGGATCTCCTCCACCGCGCCGTCGATCTCCTCCTGCCCCATGCCGGCGGCCTTTGCGATGAAGGCAACCAAGCGTTTCAGGATACCGCTGTCCTTTTCGCATCCGGTTCCCTCTGCGGCTCCTGCCGCCGGCGCATCCCTGTTCTTACTTTTAAACAGCCCGATATGTGCATCCGGGTTTGCTCCTGCGTCCACAAAATCAACTTTGTGAACTTTGAGATTTTTAAGTTTTGTCGCCATATTTCGGTTCCTTTCCTTTAAGCTACAAAGTAAAGGATATCCTTTACAGATGCCTTTGAAATGTCAAAAATTTTCAAACCATACTCCGATTGGCCTCAGAATCAATAACCCTTTTCAGAAGCCTGCCCTGGTTTTCAGGGGCGGTACTTTCTTTTTTCTCATCCACTTCCACCCGCTCCGCCTCCCCCTCAATGGAGAACATGGGATACGTGCCATCTTTGACTTTTTCCCATACCTCCTTATCCAGCACTTTAAAGCCGATCCACCAGCCGACCGGGAGCGTGCCCGCGGGGATGGCCATGGCCTCCATTTTCTCTTCCGTAAATACGACGCTTTCCACCAGCACGGCCACGCCGCCGCGCTCATGCATCTCCCCGCCTTCGCCGTACAGCCTGACATATTCATATGCCGCCGCCTCCAGTTCTGCCGGTTCAATGATATCCCCCTGCCAGTCCTCGATCACTTCCCCGCCCACACGCATGGAGACGCTCGCCCATCCGAAGGCCAGCATCTTTTCATCGTCGGATTTCATGATTTTAAACCGGCTTTTCAGGACGCCATCCGCAGGGGCTTCCGGCGTTTCCGCCTGTTTCCCGGGGGCGTCCGGTAATCTTTTCTCAACCAGATCCAGAAATTTTCTCATGTCTTTCACTTCCTTCCTACCGCCGGCGGCGCCTCTATGTATTCCACACCACACCCGCAATTGGGATGCGCCGGGGGTAACAGGCGGTATCCCTCAAACAGGAGCCTCCCGCCGAAATCAAAATCGTCATCCATGCCCACTTCCGTCCCGTCCAGGGATGCGCACACATCGCACACAGCGTCGTCCCCGGAAGTACACCACCGTTTCTTAAGCTCCCCCAGGTATCCTGCCGCCTGCGCCTGCCTTATCCCTTCATCCGCGCCCCGGTTGTATGCAAAAGCAGTCTCTGTCCGGGCAATTACCATGGCCCGCTGCCGGTGCTTCCTCTCCGCATACTTCTGCGCGGCGTCCAGCGCCTTTTTCCGGATGCTCTCCGGTTTCATGCGCGGGTGATCCTGTTTCAGTTTCGCCGCTACGCTGTCGTAAAGCCGGGCCGTTGCCTTTGCGTCCTTTACGGTCAGGCCGACGCAGGGGCGGATCAGGCGGGACAGCTCATCCACTGTATGGCTGTCCCTCATCTTCTTCGCCACAAGGGCGGCAACCGCGTCTTTCTGCTGCTGCGTGACATGCGTGACAAACTCTGCGCCGCGTTTGCTGATCCAGTCCATCATTCCCGGCGTCTGCAGGTTAAACTCAAAACCGAGGCCGTCCAGGACCGGCTGCCCCGACGGGCCTGCTGCCGCTGCGCCTGACCATACCTTATACAGCATACCGGATACCAGCACCGAATAATCCTGCATCCACAGGCGGATCGTTTCCCGGTCTATTTCCCCGTCCTTTACCGCCTGCCGGAGCTCCTGGTAAGTAATTGCGTCCTGCTGGTCCTTCCAGAACCCGCAGAGGATTTCAACAGGCTCATCGCAGTTATGTTCCAGGTATTCCTCAAGCCGGCGCAGCACTTCCCGGCTGCCCTCCGGCTTTGCCTTTTTCACCCTGGACGGGGCTATGATCCGGAATGCCATACGCCGCTCCCCCTTCCCAGACGCCTTTTAGCCGCCTCTACCGTTTCCTCCGGTATTTCATCGTCCCCGGCGTCCGGAGAGGCATCCCCAGCCGTTTCGGGCTCCGGAGGCTGGCTCTGCTCCTGCTGCCGCTTCCGTTCCGGGCCCATTGTGTCATAGGTCCTTCCCGGCAGATGGCCCGCCTGGCGGATGTAATCCTCCAACCCGTCATCCGGTACAAGGACGCCAATGCCGACCATATCTTTTATAAATGCCGAAACCTTTGTGATATCCGCGTCTTCAATATCCCCGTGTGTCATTTTTGGGTACTCTGTGATACCAGCAAAATGCTGCCTGTTTATATCTATCAGGGCCGGGATCCCCTGGCTGTTGAATGTCTCACAGATGATGTCAAGAAAAGCGCCTATAGCGACTGCGAACAGTTGCGTCTTATCGGAGCTTAACGCCCAGCTCCCTGTTTTGTCATGCCCCAGGAATATAAAATCCGCCAGGACCGTCATTGCGATCCTGGTATCATAGCGGTTAATCACCGCATTGGTGTCAAACTGTCGCGCCCCGCCGGAGGTTAAAAGCTCCAGCTTATAGTTGTTCGGGAGGACAATTCCCTCCATCTCATCCCGGCGGATGTTCCTGACAATATCTTCCAGACGCGAAAGCTTCTCGGGATTATCCGGTATGTTCGGGTTCCATATGTCCGATGTTTCGGGCGCATACAGGACGGGGAGCCCGGCCAGATCCCTCTCAATGCCGATCCCCTCAATCTCCTGGATCCGCCGCTTAAAATACCACGGCCTGTAGGCGTTCCTTAAGATGCTCCTGCCCTCCGGGCTGTCCCTGCGGCTCTCCGTCCGGAACAGGAGCGCTTTTTCTACGGGGATCGTGTATATCCCGAAATCCGGGGGCGGCATCTGTGTCATGGCGAGGAGGTTGTCCTCCCGGTCATACTCCCAGCGGTACAGGGTTTCCTGCGCCCTTACCGGCAGCTTTTTCCAGCCGACCAGGCCGTCGCTGTATTTACTCCTGCTGCGTCGGTCGCCTGTGTTTCCCATACGGCGCTTATAAACAATCTCGTGGAAGCTCCAGCCGTAAGTGAGGAAAGAGAGGATTTCGGACACAGTGTCAATCCAGGTGTCCTGCATGTCGTCCATACAGCCCCTTACAAACTCCGCCGCCTCCCTGTCCGCTGCCGTAGCGCCGCCCGGCTCCACATTCCAGGCGCATTGCCGGACCAGCATTTTGACAGCAAAGAGGATCGCGCCCACCACATCGTCATTGTCGGACATTTCCCGGTATACCTCTATCCCGCGCCGCCCACGGAGCTCCGGGAGGAATTCCTCGTACAGCGTCCCTCCGTAGCGGCGCTGGCCTGTGCGGCCGATTTCCCTGTTTTTTGCCATAGGTTTACCACTCCACAATCTCCCAGTCATCCGCAAACAAATCCCTCATTGACGGGATCCAGGGGATATTCCCCAGCCTGTCTGACATGTACAGGTAAGGCGCTGTCATCCCCGCGCCTGTGCACGGGCCGTTAAACAAAGGGTTCTGGCAACGCACATCCCCGTTTTCCCAGTGGGGGCGCCTCATCCCTGTCCCGTCCCCCTTTTTTACCTGTCCGAGTGCTTTCTCAAAAGTCATATGTTTATTCTCCTCCGTCCCGATACCGCTGTCCGCCTGTCCTGGACATACGGGTTTTATTCCCAGATGGCTGCCATTACCTCATCTATCCTTGTTTTTGCAGTATCAAATATCTGTTTACTGAGTTCTATCCCCGTAAAGTTCCGGTTTGTATTTATACAGGCAACCCCAGTGCTCCCGCTTCCCATGAACAAATCACAGACATAACCGTCTGCCGGAGAAATTGCAATCAGTTTTTCCAACAGGCTAACGGGTTTCTCTGTCTGATGATGTTTTATTCTGGAGGGGACGCTTTTTTCGCTGTAAAACCCCTGGAGTGCTGCAGCCCCGGGTTTCCAGTCCACCGGTTTCTGCCCGTTGGTGCCCCAGACGATAAATTCACAGTCCTGCCGGAAACGTCCGGGGATATTTCGGGCGTTGCCCTTATTCCATACGACGATCCCACGGTAAATCCAGCCTGCTGCCTGAAGGGCGTCCGTCATGGCCGCGAGGTTACGCCAGTCAACGAATACTGCGATAACCGCCCCGTCTTTGCTTTTCTGCCTTGCTTTAGCCAGGACCATACGCATAAATTCCGTAAAAGAACGCTGATCCATGTTATCGCCGCTGAAATCCGGGAATCTTGATGCCCCGTTATAAGTTGTATCCGTGTATTTACTGGCTGTACTTTTCTGCCTGTCCCCGGCATACAGCCCGCCTGATGAATATGGGGGATCGGTCAGGACCATATCAAACAGCCCATCTTCCATATGTTCCATTAATTCAAGGCAATCCCCCTGAAAAAGTGTTATCTGCAAATCTTTCCTCTTCCGTCCATTCATTTATCTGGTTTCACCTCCAGTAACTGCTCCTGCCTAACCGGTTTTCGGATGGCGGGGCTGAGTATGTGGCCCCGTTCTCAATTTCATTAAAGCCGGAGCTTCCCGCATCAACCATGTCTTTAAATTTTCCCTCCGGGAATGATTCGAGCTGGTTGAAATACATCTCATTCCACTCTGCGGTCAGGACATCCACATTCCCGGCCTGCCACTGTGCCGCGAACGGCTCGGCCCGGGACTCCTTGCTCCCGCTCTCCGGTATCACCTTTACGAGGAAGCCGGAAAGCATCCTGGTATAACTCTGCGCCTGTTCTTTCCCCGCCTGCCCCGGATCCTGCGGGAGCCGCTGTATCACACGGCCATATGCCGCCCGGTCTGTCTGCGCGGTCATGAGGATGAGCTTACGCACCTCTGAGGCCGTAAGACGCTTATTAATTACATCAGCCACTATGTAGCGGCCATTCCTCCGCTTCCCGATGAGCACGCCCGCCGTATAGGCCGGATCGCCGTTTTCGTCTTCTCCTGTGGCTGCCAGATCCCATCCGCGGGCCCACAGTATGACGTCCCCGGGCAGCGTTCCAAGCATTTCCCCGACCTGCGTGCGCTTAAAGTACATGCCTGCTGCCGGCTTGATCTTCCAGTTCCCGTTGAGGAGCCGTTCCCGTTCAACCAGCGGAAGCGATTTTAAGTTTGCAAGGTAGGACGGATCATTTGCCAGGAGGATTTTATTGTCGTTGATGGTAGAGGCGATAAACGTAACGCTCTTTATTTCTGTACGGTCTATTCCCTGCGAAACAAGATCTTCCGGGGTATCGGCCCAGACGATTTCCTCGTTTTTGCGGGCCATGTAACGGATTTTTCCGCTCCGTTCCGGTATCGGATAGCCGGTCTGCGGATCAATCCACCACCCGATAAAATCAGCCACCCAACTGTCAGAGTCGGGGTTACAGGTGGCCCGGATGTAAGGCTTTATCCCGCACGCGGAGCGGTTACGTGACATCATGTAGAAAAACTGGTGCTTTGTAAAATGTGTCAGCTCATCGTAGCCAATCAGCGCGATCTGGCTGCCCTGCCACCCGTTTAAGTCCTTATCGCCGTCAATATGCGCAAAATTCACCTTTGCCCCAGAACGGAAGCGCCAGAAGCGGCGCGGCGATGTCCTGGGGACAGCCAGGCCCCCGTATATCTCCGTGCTGGTATCCCACAGGCCGCCCTCCTGCGTGATCTGGATGGACTGCCGCCGGAATATGACCGCGCCAAATTTCGGGTTGCCTGTATGCCTTGCCGCCTCCAGGAGGAGCGCATACGACTTCCCGCCGCCCGCAGCGCCGCCGTATATGGCGATGTCCGCAGGCGTCGCGAGGAACGCCTCCTGCGGGCCTTTCTGTGGTTTTAATACTTTAATCATGGCGTATCACGTCCGTTGTCAGGGAGATAGAGACAGACCCCGTTTCCATCCCCGCTGTCGTCCATCCCGGCTTCCTTCTCTGCCTTCTGCGCGTTCCTCAGCTCGATTTCGAGACGGGCGTCGTCATAGCCATAGCGGTGGAGGGAATCAATTGCTTTCTGTTTGCGGGCCTGCACACGTGTCAATGCTTCCTCAATAGCCTGGATCTGTCCCAGCTTCCCCTGGTATTCTTTTAAATCGGTTTCTTTGCCTTTCTCTGTGCCGTATGAGCGGCTTACCAGCGTCATACCCTCCACAGGCCCCTCACCGGGCAGCTCCCCAACCGATTCCTTTAAATCTTCGATCCGCTTTAGCATCCGCCGTTCCCGGACGGTATATAGCTGTATTTCCTGCAGGAGAAGCCGGCCCTTGTCAGCCGGCACAGCTTCGATGAGCCGCTTTTCTTCCGCGTCAAGGCAATCAAAAAGGAGAGCTTCAAACTCTCCTGTGGTGACTGCGTTTTTATTTCCCTGTGGAGCCGCCCCGCCTTTATTGCCGGCCGCGTTCTTATTCCCCGGCTGGCCGCCTTTATGATTAGTAACGTTACCTTTCGTTTTTGGTAACGTTACTTTATCCCATTTATCCTGGTTTTTCCATTTCCTGACCTGCGTCTCTGACAACTGCAGCTCGGCAGCGATGTCCTTTAACTGCTTCTTTTTATTACTCTCCAGCCAAAGCTGAAAAGCCTTATCCCTGTTCGGGCTCCTCGGCCTTGCCAAGCATCACCACCTCTCAATCGTTCGTGTTTGTTTTTGGAAAAAGCGCCATGGAGGGCGCTATGACTTGTTATGCTTTATTTTTTTACCCATTCTCCGCTACTTTGTCTAAAGTATAAAAGATCACTGTTTTCAGGTAATCCCCCACTGACCATTACTTTCTGCCACTCCTCGTCTGAAAGTTTGGGGATGTTTAAATCACTTATACTATACAATTTAGAAATATCTATATCAACATTGAGTCTGCAATATTTTTTTCGTAAACTATCTATTTTTTCGTCTGAAAGTCCCGGTGATAAATATATTTTATTTACTAATTTTTGGATGTCACAAGGAATTTCCACATAATCTTCAGAAATTTTATTGCCCATATCCAAAATAATACGAATTTCTTCTTCATATTCATAATTATTTCTTTTTACATATCCCATATACATATATGAAGGGTACGTCTCTGCATTTTCATTTACGATTAATCTTTTTGCATTTTCACCTGAGAAATCCAAATATAAAACTGGCCCAACAAAACCCCCCGACACATGCTCCAAATTTAATGAATCAATTATTCCTTCAACCGTAGTTTCTATACAAACCCCGGCCTTTTCACAGGTATCATGTTGCCCTGCTTTTTCAGGGGGATCGTGTTCTGCTTCTCTATAGGCATAGTATTGCCACATCGCCTCTTTGTCAAATTGTTTACAAAAACACATCCCTGCACAGGAAATCAGCAATGGTAAATTATTAGTGTTAGCTATAAATTCAATGTACCTGTCTTTATCGGCCTGGATTTTTTTATATATTTCGCTGGAAGTTCCCAAGGATCTTTCCAGCTTGTCACTTTCGCAAATCTTAATGTTTTAGTACGAATTACTTCATCAAAATGAGCTTCTTTAAAGATATGATAAATTTTATCTGTACGTTTTAGTTTTTCATGTAAACTTATAATATTCTGAGTTGTTATTATGCCATATCCCATATTATTATCCTCCTCTCTCTTATCCTAACACAAAATATATTAAAAAGAAACAAAAGGAGGGGCCAGACGCCCTGGATTTCATGCGTCTGGCACTATGAAAAAAAATCCCTGCACCGCCAGCCGAACGCCTTTGGCTTCGACTATATTATAAAACGGCATTTCCGGCAAAACCGGCCAATTTTATTTTATTCCGCACTTTTCCATATATTTATCTCTTATGTGCCGCCGCGGGTAGTCCGGATTTCCTCTATACCCCATCCGCTTTGCCACCTCCGCCCATCCGCACCCGTCTATGTAATATAGCTTGAATACCTGACGGGCTACCGCGTCCTCAATATCCTC